TACGAGTATTATCCTAAGTATATCGATCTGCTAGAAGCAGCTTATCAAACTATAGAAGAGGTTCAAAATCAAGTATCTACCGAAACAGAAAATAATCCTGACAGTTAGTATTAATTTTCCATCCTTTACAGGATTTATATTTACCTGCTGTTAATTTCCATACTTCAGCTTTGTGATATGATTTGTTGAAAATTTCTGAAAATTCTCTACATAGAGATTGAATGCTTCCAACGAATTCACCATGTAACGGGTGTATAAATGAATATACGACACCCGTTCCTTTCCTTGACTCACTTATTTTTTTACAATGTTCTTGCGTCATTGGAGGTTGTGTTATACTAACGCCTTTTTTCTTTTTTGAAATTAAATCTTTTGTTTCTTGTGTATGTTTTTTGCCAAAGAAAGTGTTATTTTCGCCCTTGCGATTTGCCCCATACATTCCATTCCCATTTCCGGATCGTAATTTGCTATTCACTTTTGAATACTCTTCTTTAAAAAAATGATAACTTTTAGAGTTATATAATTTTCTTCCGGACATGATTGTGTAAGCATAAAGCATCTTTTGATATGCGATACCATCTGTCATCTTAACAAGCAATAAATGACAAAGATAATGTTCTCTAGGAGTTAGATTTACCAAATTATTGGCATCATCTAATCCCCCTAGTGATTTAGGAATTATATGATGGCATTCAGTATAACCAAAAATAGATCTTGATTTTGCCTTTTTTATTATGTTATAATAAGTTTTTGTGTACTTGTTTTCTTTAAACATAACATTATTTATGATGTTTTACTAAATTGGGATTTTAATGATAGGAAAGATAATTTTAACAGATATCGATGGTTGTGTGTTAGATTGGGAGTGGGCATTCAATGTTTGGATGCAACAACATGGATTTGAAGAAGTTCCCGGTTCCAAACTAAACTATGACATGTCTGTCAGATATGGTATTCCACGTGATCAGGTAGTAAAACTAATACGCATATTCAATGAAAGTGCTGCTATTGGGTTCCTGCCACCCATGCGTGATTCCATGTATTACATAAAAAGATTGCATGAGGAGTTTGGATATAAGTTTCATGCTATTACTTCATTGAGTTTAGATCCTAATGCTCAAAAGCTACGGGAAATGAATCTCCATAAGTTGTTTGGCCCTACTGCATTTGAGCGTATTGTATGTTTAGATACTGGTGCTGATAAAGACGAAGTATTGGCGGAATATAAAGATTCTAGATATTACTGGATTGAAGATAAGTGGGCCAATGCCGAAGCCGGCTATCTCGCCGGACTCAAATGTATAGTATTAGAACATGGTCATAATATGCACGAGTATCATTCAGAAATTACTATCTTAAAAAACTGGAAAGAAATATTTGACTATATTACTATTATAAATAGTTGATGACCTTACCTAAAATTATAGAAGTTAAACAAGAAAATCCAGATAATGTACATATAACATGGATAGTTAATAATATTTGTCCTAATAGTTGTAGCTATTGTCCAGCACAGTTACATAATGGATCTAATCATAATTATGATTGGAATAATGCCCGTAGATTTGTAGAATTATTATTAAAAAAATATAAAACTATACATTTTTCAATAGGTGGCGGAGAACCTTCTATGTCACCATTTTTTCCTGAGTTAGTGCGAATGATTTATGATAATGGGCATACTATATCAATAACGTCAAACGCATATAAATCTCAAGATTACTGGAGGGACATTGGTCAATATATTAATAGTATATCATTCAGTTATCATCCTGAGTTTTCAACTGAACAGTATTTTAAAAATGTCGAAGCAGCGGCTGAGGTAAGTCGTGTCACTGCTCGTGTAATGATGTTAAGTAAGCAATGGGATAAATGTATAGCCGCATATGAACGATTAAGTTCAAATAAATTATATATAACAGAAATGGTTAGAATATATGACTGGGGAACTAATAGCGGAACTGAAATATATACAGATGAACAGTTACAACGTTTTAACAGTAATACCAGATCACCAGGATTCAACCCTAACGTACCAAATAAAGAAATATCCCAAACAGGGGCCACATACCTATTTGACGATGGGTCCATTGGGCACAACGGGCTTAATGTTCAATATGTTAATCGTGGACAAACTAATTTTATGGGCTATGAATGTGATATTGGATTGAGAAGTCTATTTATTAGTAGTCTAGGTGAAGTTAAACGCGGTAATTGTATGGCAGGTGGTATTATTGGCCACATTAATGAACCAGAACATATACAATGGCCCAATGAACCCATTATTTGCCCATATAACATATGTGGATGTGTTTCGGATGTTTCAGTCAGTAAACGACTAAAAGCATAAAGCCCCTTTCGGGGCTTTGTCTAGTCTGAGTAAAGTCGAAGCACGGAATCAATGATTCTGTGCCGCTGTATGTCTCGAGCATCTAGCTCGCACACAGCTATTCCATTTACACCTCCTTTCAACAATCTTTTGCATAAATCTGCGAGGCCGTTGTTACCTTTAGTGCGGTCAGCTTGTTCAATATCTCCCGTTATGACGATTTTACTACCTTCGCCTATACGTGTCATTAGCATCTTACATTGTGCTGGAGTAGCGTTCTGCATCTCGTCAGCGATAATGTATGCGTTCTTAAAGGTTCTACCCCTCATAAACGCCAGCGGTGCTATCTCTATTTGTTGATCCTCTAACATACCAGCAATGTCCTGCTGTCTGTAATATTCTCTAAGAATATCTGTTAGTGGCCTTACCCATGGATCCATTTTTTGATTTAAATCTCCTGGCAAAAATCCATGTTTTTCATCTTCTACGCCTACTGCTGGTCGTGTTAGGATTATACGATCAACTTCTCCTTCTCGGAATGCCTTAACAGCGGCTAACATAGCAAGATAAGTTTTACCTGTGCCAGCTGGGCCTGCTGTGATTACAATATGTTGGGCTTCATCTTGCAATGCCAATACCAATTTCTCTTGATTTCGTGTTCTAGGCACAATATCAATGGAACGTTGTTTTACTGGTTTTGTTTGAGTGAAGTTTATTGTGTTTTCTTGAAATATCGTATCACGGCGTTGTGATTTTACTGCTCTGTGTCTACTCATAGTGCCTCTTGTAGAAGTTAGATTACTGCTAACAGCGCCTTGCTGTCCATATTATTTACTAAGGGTAAATTTTATATTCTATGGGCACTATAAAGTTATTCTATCGGGATAAGTATTTGGCTCGGCAGCATCTTTTCAAATTTTCAATATTATGCCATATTTAAATTCACACTAAATACATTACTATGGCAAACAAAGCATTCGACTCAGAAATATTCAAAGATCATGAAGATTATTGGCAAGTAGCCAAAAATATCAAAGACATTTATATGTCAGAGGGAACTCTGTTGACATTACTTGATTTTGAACGTGTATTAGATTCTATGGATCTATATGCATTTAAGAACTGGGAAATAGGCGAGCTTGTGCAAGGCCCAACCATTACAAAATATAAAGTTTCTTGCGTATTTTTATGGCCCGAGAATTTAATGCCTGATCCACGCGGCGGACGACGTTTGTTACCATTTGACTGTGAAGTAAAATTCAAACGCACTAACATGAAAATACCTCTTAAAATAGAGGATCCTAAAGATTATCGACCTGGTACTAAAATAGCTAGAATCATTGAGAAGAAAGTTTGGCTAGTAGAAATTACTATGCCAAAAGCATTGATGAGTGATATACGTACTGGAAGTGTTGAGCTAGAAGAACAAGAACTTGATTTAGAAGAATTAGATAACGAATATTATAAAGATAAATCAGCAAGTCAACCTGAAGCTGAACCAGCTCCAACTGATCAACCGAGTGGCATAGAAAATGTACAAGCACAACCCCAACAATAATCTTATATTCGAAACTTTAGAATATAAAGACATGGAAGGCTTATTAAAGCCAACTATTCACGTAGACGAGTTTACTTCGAAAATGGGAGATGACGATGATATCATTGTTGTTTCATTTTTTGTTCGTGATTCATCTGCTGCTAAAGATCTTATGAATTGGTTTGAACGTGGGTACGATTTTGTACTTGATGCTGACCGTAGTCCAGGTGAAATTAAAACAAATCGGTACTTAGTGTTTGTCGAAATTCGTCGTCGCAGCACCGCAGGCGCACATGTGCATCAATTGTTAGATGATTTGGCTACATTAACTGAATATGAACCAAAAGATTGGACAATGGTATACGAAGGCACAGATACACCATTTACACAAGAAGATTTTGAGCGCATAGTTCCATTATCGCCCAAAGCATACCGTGAGACTCATGACAAAGATTTGAATGAAGTTCGTATTGCAGCAGGATTGCCAGTAAAAGGATTCTACGAGAAGGATGACGATATCAAGTCTATGCAATCGGCTGCTGGCATACTGTAATTTACTTTACTGAATCAAATATTTTCTTTTGTTCTGTATACCAATTATTCCACGCATCTACCTTGTAACTACATTCATGGTATTTTCCATAGTTTGTAGTTACATTAGATATTAAAACACTTAGTTTATTAGTTACTGGCGCAGCAGTAAGTTGTTCACATGCTGCGGTCAATGACGCAGGAACATCTGGAAAATTTCTTGCTACAGGCGTTGCGACACATCCTGTCAATAATAAAGATAAAATTATAACTGATTTCATTTCTTAACTCCCACTGACGCTGCTTGGTTTAATATGTTAATAGCAAGCGGATCAACTGTACAAGTTAAGTCAAGTTTAGCAGCGTTCTTGTTAATGCGATTTTGAACTACATACTGAACTTCTTTCACAACTTTAACACGATCTACATATACCGTTTCAATCTTGCCATTAGCTTCGGCAGCAGCTTTCTCTGCCTTAGCTACTTTTATCTCAAGCTCAGCGACTCTTGCTGCCCACTTAGCTTCATTAGCAATTCCGCCTTCTATCCACACACAGAATACAATAAGCACGGCACTGGCAATACGAATTACAAATGCATTGGTTGTGATAAAAGGAACCATTTTAAGAATGTAGCTGGCACCAAATGCTAGTATAGCAAATATTAACAATAAATGATATACAAAGTCAGGTAATAAAGATAACAGCCACATTATTTGCCACATATTATGCCCCTAGTACGTGACAAGCATGTTGATAGTGTTTTTCTCTGTCAGCAAGGCCAATGGTGCCACCATTGATTCGTTTAGTTAATGTCAATATATCACCGGCATCAGCCCACTGATTTAGGTTGTTAACTTCCCAAAACCAACATGCACTTTGTACAGCACCTTCAAATGTTGCTAGATATTCTGGCAATTGCTCCACAGGAGTTTCTATACTTTCAGCAAATCTTGTATAATTGTCCTTGCCTGTTAGCTGAATAAGACCTTTTCCAGCATAGCGCCAACCATCACCGCTAGATTCTGGGCCGTTACCCATTCTGTCGCAATACGCACGATTAGCAATCATTTCTTGATTATGTGCGTATTGTTCTGCGATGCCAGGCGGAAAACGACTAGGCCATACACGGCTTAATGATGCGGCTGTGTAGTTTAAGTTTTCTTTTAATGCTGTGAAATTAGCACTTTCATGAGCGCATTGTGCTAGAAAAGCAGCTACACGGTTCACGGTGTTAATTTCATAATCAGGTAATATACGTGATACAGCATCATACCACTCTGCTACATACGGATTATTTGGTATAATCTGTGCCAGTTGTTCTGGCGTAAAGTTGAATGCGAATCCTTGACTCATTTAATTTTCCTTTATTTTTTAGGTACTAGGTGACCAAACTGAGCTTCAGCACGGCGTGTGCCTGGGCCAGTAATTCCATCTGCTGTGATTTTAGCTCCAGCAGCAATTAGTTCTTTTTGACGTTTCTGTACAGCTGGATCAAATCCTGGTGGGTTAGCAGCTGGTTTAGCAGGAGCCTTAGCAGGTACTGCTGTGCCATCATATTTCTTGTGTACTTTAATAGTACGGCAAGTTTGCTTGGTTGTTCCATCTTTATTTAACACAACCTGCCCAGCCTTGTCTTTAATTGGAGTACATACTTGTTTTGTTTCGGCGGCATTAGCCGAAGCTGTTATGCCTAATATAATTATTGCTAATAGAGTTTTCATTATTGTTCCTTATAGTGGGGGATCTATTTGTGCTGCTGGGCCTGGTTTGCCAGCATACATAGATTTTGCAGGGGCATTGCCGAATCCAGATGAGGGACTGTTAAATCCGGGAGATGGACTGTTAAATCCAGTTGATTGATTACCAAATCCCGAAGATGGATTATTACCATATCCAGGTGATGGATTACCAAACCCAGACGATGGATTATTACCATATCCTGAATTATTGCTGTATCCTGAATTCATTCCGGGAGAGTTAACCCCGGCTAATTTCTCTTGAGTACGCCCAAATGCTGCTACTCCAATTATGGCGCCCATTGCCATATGAAATAACCCCGCACCCTGTAGCGTTATAGGTTGCCATTGTGTTTCGACACGACCGCCATGTGCAGCCTGTATCAAACTCCATAATATTGGAAATACTACAAAATCGCACATACATACAAACATATACATCCAACCCATCATTGGACGCCATTTTGCATTCATCCAATCTTCTTTTTTCTTTTCGCTTTTAGATTGTTCAATATCCGGCATATTTTATCCTTAAATTGCACAGATATTTATCTATTTTTTTAAATAATAACTTGACATAAATATCGTTTTAGTATAAAATAAAGCATGACTATTTGCTATCTTATGAAATATGAGTGATCCTTATCAAACATTAGGCGTTCCAAAGAACGCTACTCAGGACGACATCAAAAAGGCTTACCGAAAACTTGCTAGTGCAACCCATCCGGATAAGGGTGGGGATACTAAAAAGTTTCAAGATATCCAATCTGCGTATGCTATATTAAGTGACGAACAAAAACGAGCACAATATGACAATCCAGCCCAGAACGTAGAATTCAACTTTGGGCCAGGCGGGTTTGACTTCAATACCATATTCAATATGTTTGGAGCCGGGCAAGGAGCTCCACGACCCGGGCAACATCCTAGGCAAACTCAAACCCGCATGAGTTTATGGATTACATTGCAAGATGTAGCTAAGGGTGGCAAACGCACAGTAAGCGTTGGGACTCAGCATGGCACTTCCAATATTGAAATTGAAATTCCACTGGGCATTAATGATGGAGACAATGTTCAGTATAACGGCATAGGGCCAGGCGGCACTGATTTGATCATCAACTATCGTATACATCCTAATCCAAAATGGCAAAGAAGTGGACTAACAGTGGTAACAGAACATATTGTATCTATCTGGGATTGCCTAGCTGGATGTGACACTGAAGTAGCCGACTTACTGGGCAATCAATATACTGTAAATATTCCTCCGCTAACTCCCCCTGGTAGTTTGATGAGATTGAAGGATAAAGGATTACGCAATGGACAAGGAAAAACTGGCGATTTCTTAATAAGAGTACAAGCTAAAATGCCTAGTGCAATCAGCGAAGAATTACTGACTTTGATTAAAGCGGCACAACTTAAATAATTGTATTACTTGACTTTCCCATTAACCAGCTATATACTAACAGTACTAAAAGGAATCTATGCAGAATAACAAAGAAATTGAACTTATTGTCAATCAGTCTATTAAAATAGCACGAGACAAACATCACGACTATGTTCTTACCGAACATGTATTGCTGGCGCTAATTCGCCACGAGCCTTTTCGTAAGGCGTTAGAAGGCTTTGGCACCAGTGTAGATTTAATGGATCTAGAATTGGATTCATATCTTCAAGGCATGGCAAGTATCACCAGCAAGAAAAAAGAAGTTAATCCACGCAAAACTAATGCTCTTGAGCGTTGCTTTAATCGTGCTATGACAGCAGTATTATTTCAAGGACGTCGCACAATGACTACCTATGATTTATATCTTGCTATGACTAGTGAGCATAACAGCCATGCCAATTACTTCCTTATGAAATATGGTGTGAAAAAGCAAGAGTTCAAAGACTATTGGGATGCCCATTACAAGTACGAAGAAGCTGAAATTACAACCTCAGAAGCTGATGAAATTCTTACTGAATACTGTGTAAATCTAACTAAATTAGCAGCTGAAGATAAACTAGAACCAATGATTGGTCGCTCATCTGAATTAGATGAAATCATCACTGTACTAGCTCGTAAGTTTAAAGCTAACGTATTGATGGTAGGTGATCCAGGTGTTGGTAAGACTGCTATTGCTGAGGGTCTTGCTCAAGAAATTATTAAAAATAATGTACCTACATTCCTTAATGGGCATGAAGTATGGAGTTTGGAAATCGGGTCATTGCTTGCTGGTAGTAAGTATCGTGGCGAGTTTGAAGAGAAATTCAAACAAGTCATCGGTGCATTAGAAGCAAAGAAAAATTGTATTCTATTTGTTGACGAAGCACATACAATGAAAGGTGCTGGCGCAAGTTCACAATCATCCCTGGACTTTGCCAACATGTTAAAGCCTGCTATTACTAAGGGTTATCTTAAAGTAATCGCAAGCACTACATGGGAAGAGTACTACGAATCATTTGAAAAAGATCGTGCGTTAATGCGTCGATTCCATCGTGTATCGATTGACGAACCTAACGCAGAAGTTACAGAGCAGATTCTTATTGGACTGTCACCTCGCCTTGAAAAATTTCATGATGTACTGATTGATACTGATGCAATTAAGGCAGCGGTAGATTTGTCGGGCCGTTACATACATGATCGCAAAAATCCAGATAAATCAATTGATCTTCTTGATGGTGCTTGTGCTAAGGAACGTGTCAAGGATAAAGGTAATGTTAATGTTACTAAAGAAATGATCATGGCACAGTTAAGCCGTGTTACTGAAGTTCCAATGGATCGCTTACAAAATGAGCGTTCAACTAACATTGTCGGACTTGAAAACAACATTAAAGAAAAGTTGTATGGGCAAGATGACGCAGTAGATTCTGTACTCGAACGTGTATACATTAACTTCTCGGGCATCGGTAACGAAAATCGTCCTATTGCCAGTTTCTTATTCTTAGGACCAACTGGCACAGGTAAAACTGAATTGGCTAAACTACTATCACAACATCTTGACATGAAATTGTTAAAGTATGATATGAGTGAATTTCAAGAGAAACATACAGTTAGTTCCTTAATTGGTGCTCCTCCGGGTTATGTTGGCTTTGAAGATGGCAACATTGGTGGTGGTAAACTTATTAGTGATATCTCTAAGAATCCATATTCAATCTTGTTGTTTGATGAAATTGAAAAGGCTCACCCAGATGTTATTAACATCATGTTACAAATGCTCGATGAAGCACGTATTACTGGTGCTAATGGTAAAACTGTCAATCTCAAGAACTGTATCATTATTATGACCAGTAACCTTGGTGCTCGCGACAACGAAACTAATAACATTGGTTTTGGTAAGTCACTTGAAAAGACAGGATCAGAAGATAAAGCAATGAAGGACTTCTTTAAGCCAGAATTGCGTAATCGTATTGATCAAATTTGTCGCTTCAAGAAATTAGATACATTAGCTATTAAGAAAATTGTATTGAAATTTGTTGACCAGTTACAAACAAGTTTGTCTACCAAGAACATCAAACTCAACTTAACAGAAGCAGTGGTTGATATGTTGGCTGATAAAGGATATGATAACAAAATGGGTGCTCGTCCATTAAATCGCAAGATTGATGAACTTATTCGTGTACCACTTAGTAAGAAAATCTTGTTTGAACGTTTAGATAACTGTATTATCAATGCTATTATGACTGATGATAAGATTGAATTTACCATTATTCCTACAGCGCAAGTAGCTACAGTAGATAACTCGGGCATCATTATGTTGGGCGGCGAAGCACCTACTGTTTAGTATAAATAATAGACTATGACAACTTTCACAAACGAAGTATTACTACCACTCACAACATACGGAACTCCGTCAGGCAATTATGATGGATCTAGTACCAGTTTTATTGGTAATGCTATTCCAGCTGCAAACTATTACGGCGGGCAGGGCTCAGCTCAGACCGCCGTAGTACAATCAACTGGATTTGTGGGAGTTGTTACTATTGAAGCTACACTAAATGATTGGACACAGCAAGCACTATGGTTTGAAGTTGAAACTTATGGCAATGCCAATGTCGCTACTACTGATACACAAGCAATTAACATGATCGGTAATTTTGTATGGTTACGTGCTAAAGTAACCGACTTTACTGCCGGTTCCTTAAACTCAGCAAATGTGGTTTATTAATGAAAACTTTAGTAATTTATCCGGGCAGGTTTCAGCCAGGACATCTAGGTCACAAATCTAGCTATGATTATCTTGTTGATAAATTTGGCGAAGAAAATGTATATGTGGCCACTAGTGATGTAACTGCCCCGGTTACTAATCCATTTAATTTCGATGATAAAGTACAAGTATTGACCAAGCTGGGAATTCCTGCTAGTCACATTGTTAAGGTACGTAATCCGTACCAGGCTCAAGAAATTGTTAAGGATGTAGCAGATCCGGAAGATACTGTTTTAATTTTTGCGGTAAGTGAAAAAGACATGGATGGCGATGCTGCTAGATTTAAGTTTGGCATCAAGAAAAATGGTGAAGCTAGCTATATGCAGCCGTATCCAGAAGGTGGTAAAAAATTAAAATCAATGAGTAAACATGCTTATGTCATGATAACTCCTACAGTTGATTTTAAAGTAATGGATAAGGATGCCAATGGTGCCAGCACTATTCGTGACTTATACGCAAATGGTAATGATAATGATCGTGGGTATATTATTCATGATTTATATGGTATGGATGATTATGCTATTAGGGAATTGTTTGATAAGAAACTTGGTGTGGCTAAGAAATTAGCCGACATCGTAGTTCAAGAACCAAGCCTTGATGGTGATGTAATAGATCAACCTATGCCCGTAGTACGAAATGAAAACAAACAACGAAGAACTAAACTAGCAAAATTGCTAGAATCAACCCTAGTTGCTGAAAGAGACGCAACTTTAAGCTATAGCATAACTAACGAAGATTTAATTCCTAACTACATCGACGAGAAAACAGGTAGAAAATTTTACTAGGCATGTGCTGTAGCGTAAATATTAGCACATAATTTAACAGAGGAATTTATGCCAACTACACAACAAGCCGATACAACAGCGGCACCTACTACACAAACACCAACCGCTGCGGCTGCTCCAGTAGATCAAGCTCCACAAGCAGGGCAAGTACAAGTCAACGTTGACTTCTTAAAAACAACAAGAGTACATATCTGTATGCCATGCTATGGTGGTATGCTCACTGAATCTACTTTCATGAGTTACATTAAATGGGCTAACACAGCACGACAGTTAGGCATTGATTGGACTATGGAAACAATGACAAACGAATCATTGATTTCTCGTGCTCGTAACACACTTACAGCTAAGTTCCTCTCAAATCCAGAATCAACACACTTAATGTTTATTGATGCTGATATTGGCTGGGAGCCATGGCATTTGTTAGTCATGCTAAACCGTGACGTAGATGTTATTGGTGGGTTGTATCCTATGAAATCCTTACCAGTTAAATGGTGTGTTAATGGATTTGACGGCGCAGAAGAAGGGCCAGATGGATTACAAGAAGTTACCAAAACAGGTACAGGCTTCTTATTGATGAAGCGTGGTGTATTTGAGAAGTTAAACGCTCACCCTGCTGTTAAGCCATTCAATAGTGATATCGGCCTTCCACCAGAGTTAAATGTTTACATGAAAACATACTTTGATACAGCAGTTCGTGAGAACCGTTACTACAGTGAAGATTGGACATTCTGTGAAAACTGGCGTGATATAGGTGGTAAAGTATGGGTTGACAAACGTGTATTGTTACGCCACACTGGCACTTACGTTTTCGACTATGCGACACAAGATCAGTTATACAAAGATCTTCATGCGTTAGCTATGCAGAACCAAGCACAATCAGTAGTACAGACTGCTCCTGTAGTTCCTGCTGTAGCAGATACTTCGCCCCCGCCAGCTCCAGCTGCTCCAGTAGCAAAAGTAGTTGCATCAAGCAAAGGCAAGAAAAATAAGTAATTAGTAGTTTATAAGAAAACCGTCATAGTTGATTCTATGGCGGTTTTTGTTTTTTGCTAAATATAATTACAATGAATATTAATCAACTTGAATCTTATAACTTAGCAGATGCTGTCAAGTTCCATGACACACTCAATCCCCTATTATGGGATCGGCGTGAAAATTTGCACCCTGAAATACATGATCAACTAATGGCCATAGTCGCTGATTTCAGTGAGTTTTTAGGAGTCAAAGATTTAGATCTTAAAGATATAACTATATCCGGTAGCAATGCTGCATACTCATATACTCCAAATTCCGATATAGATTTACATTTAATTGTTGATTTATCTAACGTAGAACATGAAGAAGTTTATAGAGAATTGTTTACTGCTAAGAAAGCTATCTATAATAAAGAAAATACTATTACTATAAAAGGCATTCCTGTTGAATTATATGTGCAGGATGCTACACAACAACATCATAGTCAAGGCATTTATAGTTTGTTAAATAGCAGCTGGATTCAAATTCCTCGTCGTATTCAAGCTGATATAGATGATATGAGTGTACGTAGCAAATACGAAGATTTAAGTAAACGCATTAACAAAGTAATTAAAACCAAAGATCTAGTTAAGATGAATGAGCTTATGGATAAAATTAGACTTATGCGTAGCGCAGGGTTGGCTGAACACGGTGAGTTTGGTCCTGAAAATTTAGCATTTAAATTATTACGTAATACGGGCGAAATTCAAAAATTACAAACTGCTAGACAACAAGCAAAAGATTTAGAATTAAGTTTAAAAGAACGTGTTCGCAAGCCTGTTACATATGGATATGGAGTTGACTATATTGAAGAAGTTGGCTTAACTCCGGATGGCACTAACCCTACTACCAGTGAGTTTACCAATGAATCGCAGTTAGATGAAGTTGGCTTAACACCAGATGGCACTAATCCTACTACAAGTCAATTTACTAACGAAACACAAGATGCTCACAAAAACGTCATTGAAGATTTTATGATATTTTGTGCCGATCAATTAGGTATAGAAAAAGACATAAATTTAAGAGTACGCCGTGATCCACAATGGTCAGTACGCAATAAGACATTTGGCAGATACAATGATGGCACTAATGAATTAGAAGTTGGCATTGGTGGCAGGCATATCATGGATGTACTACGAACTGTTGCACATGAGTTAGTACATCAAAAGCAAAATCAACATGAGCAAGTGCCTATGGATGCTGGTGCTGACGGTAGCAAATATGAAAACGAAGCTAATGCTCGAGCTGGTGTACTGATGCGACAGTATGGCAAATTACATCCTGAGTTATTTGCCGAAGGTATTGAATTAAAAGAAGCATCAGGATATATTCCTACGGCAGCAGAAGCCGATGATCCACGTTTTGAAATGGCATTAACAGTTGACGTCAGACCAGGCGCATTAGGCAAAGCTGCTAATAGTTTTTTATTAAACACTGATAGTCAAGGTCATCCACAGGAACTACGTCCAGATGGATTAGTTAAACGTATGACAGAAGAATTGGCATTATTTAAAAAAAAACAAACGATTAAACTAACTGAAAATAAGTTAAGATTTAGTCGTGATAAACTAGACGATCTCTTAAATGATTTATGCGAAAAAGTCATTAAGGCACAAGCAAAAGCTCCTGACTTTTATGGTATGGTAGCTGCTGCTGTTATTGATCCTACTGGAAAACTAGCAACAGGAATAAATTATCTTTACGGCAATGAGCGTATACATGCTGAAAGAGATGCCATAGACAATTATGAAAAAAAGTATGGCGAATTACCACCTGATTGTATTGTAGTTACTACACTAAGTCCGTGTAATCAAGATACAGGTGACATAAAAGAAGTGACCTGTACCGAAGTACTAAACAAAAAGAACATTAAAATAGCCTATTGTGGATACAAAGATCCAACACAGCATAAAGAAGATAACGATTTTACAATCCTTATTACAAAAAATGAAAAAATAGAGCAAATGTGCAAAGAATTGGCCGATACCTTTTTAGATGAAAATGCAAAAGGAATTGGCATTAATGTATATGAAAACTTTGCCGACGGTAAAGGCCCAGGGCGTCCAGGTGACAGTGTCAGACATGGTATTCCTAAAAAAGCTACAAAAGCTGAATTAACTAAGGCAAGTCATGCGAAGGGTCGTAAAGGGCAATTAGCCCGTTGGCAATTAAACATGAGAAATGGGCGCAATAAGTAATTACTAAATACAGTATGACAAAACAATTTGTACGCATACTGAGTAATATTGATTGCGAATGGGAAGGACTCAGTCCCATTTATCGATTATATGTTAATGACGAGTTATTTTCTGAACGTACTTGGATTTGGACTGATAGTACTTTAGAAGAGAATTTACAAATTGAAGCTGAACCTGGTGTATATACATTGCGTTATGATCTATTATCACCAAATTTAGCCCAGTTGAAAGTGGGCAGTTTAAGTGTAGATTATGGTCCTGCTGAAGTAATAGACGATACACATTTTAGGATAGTATAATGAGATTATTTGAAATAGTAGGACTTAAAGAAGAAGCATCTGCGGGTTCTACTAGCAGCGGAAGCATTGCTACTGTATCTATGCCACTAGGAACTGTACAAAAAAGAATTCCTGCAGATAGTCTATTTTCCACTAAATATACTAATGATGAGAATCCAACGCCTAACACGCCAGATTCTTATAAAACATATAAGCGGAACAAATGATGCTATCAGACTTAATGAAAACTTTATTAGCCAGTGACTTCAGTTATTATTTGAAGGCTCACTTTTTCCATTGGAACGTTGAAGGGAAAGATTTTTATCAATATCATCAATTTCTTCAGGCAGTATATGAAGATGCATATGAAGCTGTGGATAATATTGCTGAAATGATCAGAACTTTAAACGAATATGCACCTGGTAGCTTTACACGTTATAATGAATTATCCCGTATTCAAGATCAAACCAAAGTGCCAAGAGCACAATTAATGCTTGAGGAATTATTGCATGATTCCCATACTATGATTGAACTTCTTAATGAATGTTTTGCTGCCGCAGAAGCAGAGAACAAGCAAGACATTGCTAATTTTATCGCTGAAAGATTAACTGCTACAAATAAGTTTATCTGGATGTTATCAAGTTTTTTAAGAGAAGCTAGAGCATAATGACAAACGACATTTACAGTATAATCGAAAGGTTAGCTATTCTAGAGGGGCGTATTGCTCCCAAGGACAGTAAGCCCATTACCGAAACCAAACAAAAGAAGCCTGCACTTTTCAATAACTTGAAAAAAACAGATGAAATGTTTATGCCCTCAGTTGGCGGTGTAGAAATGGCTGAAGATAACATGGAAGAAGATGTACTGTCAAAAGTCAAGGCCAGTTTAGCTGATTATTTACAATCTGCAGAAGCAGAAATTAATCAAGATAGAGATTTACTTGCTAAAAAGAAACAAGATTTAGATCTTAAGAAGAGAGAATTAAGAGATTTAGCATTACAAACTAAACCCAATCATCAATCGAAAGATTCTTTGAAAGAATTTGTACCAAGCGACGGCGGCGATGATGGTAATGATGGATTTGATGAAGACACATTAAAGCGCCTTGCTGCCCAGTGGTACAACGGTGATGAAGATCCTGCTGTAGAACGTACTTTAATGGCTGCTGGTTGGGAAATTGGCCAGGATGAAGGCTATGAGGACGAACCTGGTGTATTTGTAGTCATGTCCGGTGATGAGCATGGTAAAACTTATATAAGCTGGCCAGCGGAAGAATTACGACAGAATATAGACGAAGAACCAAATCAAACTCCGGCTGGCGGCGAAGCACCGTCTGGATTATCGAATCCAACATATGCCGAAAGTATAGGCTCTGCTCCGGTCAAAACAATACATGTTCCAGTCGACGAAGAAGTTGGACTTAGTGGTGGCGGTGGTGCTGTATTAGTTGAAATACATGGTGATGAGCGTGACGGGTTTCGTATTTGTCGCGCTGGCAAAGAATTACCCACAAGATTTAGAACTTTGGAAGAATGTGAAATGGCATTAGAAATGTACATAGCACGGCGCAAGGCACAACACGTTGCAGATGAATCTGCCGATTATATTGAGGAAGCATAATGAATTTGTTTGACTTATTTGAAAGTAACCGCCTGTCAGAAGACAATGAGGGTAATCCAGTAGTAAGTGCTATCCTTCGTCGAATTTTGCACAACCCACGTCATAGTGTAATAGAGATGTATGGTGCCCGTGCTGTTATGGATGCAGTTAAAGAGGTAGCTGAGTGGGTAGGTGATGTTGACGAAATTGGCACCAGTGACGTTAGTGGTTGGGTAGCACAAGTTGAAGATATATTGAGATCGAATCCCAAAGAAGGTGAAATTGATGAGAAAATGGGATCATCATTAGTGAATAGACGCCAAGCGCATTCATTTATCACTAAGTTCAAAAAACCTAAATTTAACTTTGAAGAAGATGATGTAGATGAGGCAGCAATGAGTGATAAACATAAAGAAAATCACCTTGCGGCAGTTCGTGCTTACCACGCTAAGAAAAAGGCCGATAAAGAACAACGAACAGCAGATAGTCGAGAGGCTTTTGGTAGTTGGTTTGGCGGCAGTTCTTCGGATCTAACAAAGAATCTTAAGATTAGAGACGAATCTAAAAAAAAAGAAGTAATTGATGCAGTAGTAGCTCATGGCTATGCGTATAATCGCCAAGATCAACGTGTAGCATGGACTAAAGAATTTGCCAGCGAAGCAGAAGCCAAAGAATGGGCACGTCGTCGTAATGCTACTTTATTAAGCATTGTTCCAAAACAAGATGTAACAGAAGGTCGATTTGAATTAAATCGCAAGACTGGACAAATGAGTCATAATACATCAGATGCTGATCAGCGTCATGGATTATACATCAACAGCAAATTAGTTAAAACTTGCAACTCACGCGAAGAAGCAGAAAATGTCAAAAAACGTGATGCTAAATTTAAAGATGCTACTGTTAAAAAGATAGCCGAATCTGCCGAAAACAAAAATAATTTATTGCTAGAAAGTATTTGTCATTCGATGACGCTTGAACAAAGACGAATTGTTGAAGGCATTGTAAAAGAACTACGTCCATTAAATGAAATTGCATTAAATCCTAATCAAGTTCAACAGATATTTCAAACTGCTCAACAAGATTCTACCACTGCTGGTGGTAATCGCACAGTAATAGGACAGGGCAAAGATGTTGCTGTTAAAGTTAATGACACAATCAACAAAGTAGGCAAATGGTTACAAGATACAAGGCCAGTTCAGGGATTTGACAAAAAATTCGAACAACTTAAAACTATAGCTGGTAAAAAGTTTCCACAATTAGACAAACAACTTACATCAATGGGTGCTTGGGCTAAACAAAATCCAGGAAAAACTGCGGCTATTATTGGTATACTGACCACTATTGCCGCATTGGCAGGCGGACCGGTTGGAGGCGCCATTGCTGGGCAAGTATTACGTGGCACTACTGAATTATTGAAAGGTGAAAAGGTTTCAACTGCTATTGGTAAAGGCCTTAAATCTGCTGCGTTTGGTTATTTGACAGGTTCAGTATTAGACACCATTGGCGATTGGTTACGCACATGGACCTTAAACATGGTACAATACACTCCTGATATCAGACAAGCCAAATTTAGTTGGAGCGAGAAAATTTCTTGGGGTGATTCCGCTAATGGCGGATCGCAAACTATATCTAGATCTTTAGACAGCGGATATTTTTTAAATGCTGATGCAGATCGTCTATCGCAATTAGTCAAAACTTTCAACAGTACTGGAAATCCTGCAACTAAAATTCAGACGTTTGAAGAATTTAAAAAACTGTTAGCAAAATGTGCAGAACCTGAATATTTTGAACGTGCTACAATTACCGACAAATTAGATCGAGCTTTAGCCATAGCTAACAACAAATTGTATCAGAATACCGTTGAATTAACCAAAGACATAGCAGCAGGTGCACAAGGTGCGGTACAAGCTGCTACAGGAAATACAAAGAAACCAGCAGCAACTACTACTCCTGAGTCGATTAATCGTAACTTTGGTAGCGTTCAGTTGACTAACGAAGGTATTGGTGATATGTTCAAAAAAGCCGCTGGTAAAGTAGGCCAATGGGCACAGACTAAAGGGCAAAACTTAACAACTAAAGTTACAGCAGACAAATTACAATCAGCATGGAAAAAAGCTGGCAGTCCAACAGATAGTGATGAGATTGCTAAGATATTACAAAGTGCCGGCGTTAATACAAAGATTATTACCCAAATTTACACTTCTATGAATATTCCGGCTCCAGCAGAACCAGCTCCGGCTCAAACGTCTACAGCACACCCAGCTCCGGCTCAAACGTCTACAGCACAACCAGCTCAACCAGCTCCAGCTCAACCAGCTCCAGCTCAAACGTCTACAGCGCAACCAGCTCAACCAGCTCCGGCACAAACAACAGGTGGGGCAGGTGCATTTGGACAAATGGTAAATCAATTAGGCGGGGTATCGAAAGCAGCGCCAGCAGTGCCAGCAACAACACCGAAACGTACACGTACAAAAAAATCACAAGCAGTTGCAGCTCCGGCTAAACAGCCAACAACAGGTGGGGCAGGTGCATTTGATCAAATGACAAAGCAACTTACAAAAGAAGAAAGTATGAACTCCGCATCACACAATCCATCTGGGGCTAAGTTTGGCGGATACTACAAAGGTACACAGAAAGGGGCTCCACGCCCGGTACAAGGATTTGGTTCTATGGAAGAAGGTATTGCTGGCAATATGACTGTACGTTCTGATCCATTAACTAAATTAAAGAAACCTGAAGATTTGAAAATGAAAGCAGCAGATCCTTTCAAAGGCATGCCTAATCGTAATAATCTAGTAAGCGCACAAGCAAGAAATTTAGTGGCAAAAGGCGCTCAAACAGCAGGTCCAGGCACTGGTGCTCATAAAAATAAAGCACTAGCGGTTAGTAAAGGTAAATTCCGCGATATCAAACACAAAGGTAAATTTGATTTAGGCGAAGCACCTAACTTTTTAACTTGGGCTATGACTGCTGGATATAATGTAATTGGTAATCCTGCGGTATACGAAGATGCCAAACGTGTATATAATAGTTTATTAAATGAAGATAAATCAGATTTAAAACCCGGACAATATTATATTTGGACAGCTTATTTTGATGATGGCACTAGTAAACGTATTAAGATTAAAGATGAAAAATTTGATGTAACTAAATATTACGCTGACAAAAATCAAGTGGTAGTAGACGTTGATTACAATTGGGAAGCGCATTAAAATGTATCCAGTATATCCCGAACAAGAAGAAGGCGACGATAGCGATTATAAACGTAATCCTTACGCGCCTACTTAATATTGCCATAACACTCGCATTACAGTCAGCAATATAATATAATAGTACATGACACTAAAACAGACTAAAAGAATTGGTGTACTGGTTGCTCGAAACAACTTTGTATACCGTGGGGTTGGTGCCTATGCCAAAAGCATCATTGATTGGGCTTTAAATGCAGGGTACCACATTGACGTTATATCAGATGATGCCGTTAGAGACAACGGGTTATTTAATACGTATATAGGCAAAGTACAATGGATACAACCAGATAACTTTGTCGAAGATCGAATTTACAAAGAGCTAAGTTCATTTTCAAAACCATTTGATACTGCATTATCACTAAACTTCCGAAACGCACTGGTAAAGGCATTAAGTAAGCATACTTACGACATGATTATTACCAACGTTGGCGAAGCATTAGATGCTGTGACTGGCATTGGTGTACACAAATATTGTACCGTTTTACATGCCACACATCACGAATCAGAAGCCGGAGTTAAAGTATTACATGATATATTTTCTCCTGGAGTAACTGATCATTACAGAGCATTATGTAATTTACCAGACGTCTTACTAGCTTGTCAAAGTGAATGGGTGCAATCAAAATCTCAAGCACAATACACTAACAAAACAAAAGAATGTTTGATAGTACCTCCATTGGTCCCTGAACAAGAATTACTTGATTTCACTACACTACCCACAGAACGTTGGGGTGTTGGATTTGTTGGGCCATGGGAACCACGCAAGAATCCCGAAGCATACATCAACGCATTAAAAGCATCAGGATTACCAGGTGTAGTATTAGTACCATCTAGTGCAAGCGCCAAGAAATTTGAGGAAAGATTTAAGAAAGAAGGTATTGAATACAAAATACACATTGGCGTTACTGGACTTGAAAAAACAAGAATTATTCAAAGTTTAGGTGCAGCATATCATCCTGCTGTAAGTGAAACATTTGGGTTAGGTGCATTAGAAACAGCGCATACTTGCCCAACTATTTTACTTAAAAAGAATGATTGGAGTCATGCACACAAAGACTACGCTATTATTGTAGATGAAAGTGAAGTTGCAGATGTACTTAAAGAAGTATATGGGACTGGAGTAGTTGAACCTATACAACAACAATTAATCAAACGTAATGACGATATACGCAAACTATTATGTCAATTGGCTGAACGTGAAAAAATTGCAACAGTTCCAAAAAATAACTTTTATAAAGAATTAGAAGCTAAGGGCTTGATTAAGCATAGTGATTTTACACAGGCACAAAGTACGTTTTGTACTGATGAAATTTACAAGATGCTTAAGATACCGGCAGTGGAAATAGTAGAAGTATTACACAGCTATAATGAAACATATTATAGAACTCGAGGAAGTAATTTATTGCCGGATGAGTCAGGCGATCCGCGCAGTAACTTGTTTAATTTCGATTAACAATAGCCAAACCATTTGGATTATACCAAATATTATTTTATAATGTAACACTAAAGGAGACTTAAATGTCAGATAGAACTTTTTCAGGCGAGCAAACTAAAAAACTCGAACAAATGATTAACGAAGGTATGAGCGTTATGATGGAAATCGAAACACTTACCGGCGGATTAAACGATACTGTGAAAGCAGTAGCAGAAGAATTAGAAATCAAACCAGGTATTCTTAAAAAAGCAATTCGTTTAGCACATAAAGCTGAGTTTGGTAAAGAACAGCAGGACCACAGTTTGTTAGAAACTATTTTAACACAAGTTGGAAAAACACTCTAATATAGAGTGTGGCATTAAGAGTCGTTCACTTACGAACATGAAGAATGGTATGTGGACCATAAGCCACGCAGGAAAAGTATATGAGTTACGTAGACGCATTATATTCACGGGATTCAGATCGTATCCATGTAGTAGAACGAGTTGATGGCAAAAGAGTTTATAAAGAATATCCTGCCAATTACATTTACTATTATGACGATCCCAGAGGTAAGTTCCAATCAATCTATGGAACTCCTGTGGCCCGTTTCTCAACACGCAACTCAAAAGAGTTTCGTAAGGAAGTTGCTATGCATCAAGGCCGGCAACTATATGAATCTGATATTAATCCTATATTTCGTTGTCTAGAAGAAAACTATAAAGGTAAAGATGCGCCAACATTACATGCGGCGTTTTTCGATATTGAAGTAGACTTCCACGAAGAAAAAGGATTCTCTCCTACATCAGATCCATTTAATCCTGTTACAGCTATATCTGTTTATCTGCAATGGATGGAACAGTTAGTTACATTGGTAATTCCCCCTAAACATATGAGCATGGAAACAGCAATAGATATTGCTGCTGACTTTGAAAATACCATTGTGTTTAGCAATGAAGAAGAAATGTTTAAAACATTCTTAGACTTGATTGAAGATGCTGATGTGTTGTCAGGGTGGAACAGCGAGGGTTATGATATACCTTATACTGTAAATCGTATTACTCGTGTGTTAAGTAAAGACGATACACGTAGATTTTGTCTATGGGGACAACATCCAAAAGCACGTGACTTTGAACGTTACGGTGCTACCAGCACTACATATGACTTAGTGGGTCGTATTCATATGGATTATATGCAATTATATCGCAAATATACATACGAAGAAAGACACAGTTATAGTTTAGATGCTATTGCTGAATATGAGTTAGGCGAGCATAAAACACAATACGAAGGAACATTGGATCAACTGTACAATCAAAACTTTAAAAAGTTTATTGAGTATAACAGACAAGATACAATGATCCTACATAAACTTGATACTAAATTAAAGTTTTTAGATTTGTCTAATGAACTTGCTCATGCTAATACAGTATTACTCCCAACTACAATGGGTGCTGTGGCTGTAACTGAACAGGCTATTATCAACGAAGCGCATGAACGTGGACTCGTTGTACCTAATCGTAAATCAAGGTCAGATAAAGATGACACCGCAGCAGCAGGAGCGTATGTCGCGTATCCTAAAAAAGGAATACATCCTTGGGTAGGGGCTGTGGATATTAACAGTCTGTATCCTTCTGCCATTCGTGCGCTTAACATGGGAATGGAAACTGTTGTTGGGCAATTGCGTCCTATA